CCCGTACACATTTGTCGTTACCAAGGGAACTGATTTCTTCGATAACTATGGCCCAAAGACAACGGCCAGCCAAGTAACAGACGCAATCAATGAGGTCTTCCCACACAAGACCGCTAAGTTCACTGGTGAGACAAGTGCTAAGTCCGTAACAGCAGTAGGAAACAGTTCAATCAACATATCTGATTTCTTCTACGCAACGACAGATAGCGAAGCAGGAGACACAGTAATCATATCCTCCTTACTATTGAGTGATGACGGTTCTGCTTGTACCATAGCATCAACTAGTGCAGAGGTGACTCCGTTTACAGACAACCAAGACCAAAGAAGACTAGGTGATTATTGGACAATAGACAAAGACGGTAAAATATTCTTCTTGAAGAATTACCCATTCCTACATGCTCACTCAGTTCGTGTGACATATGTAAGTGGTGAGTCAAGAGTTCCAGCCACGGTTCATGATGCAACTACCAAACTGGTTGCTGCTGAAGTTATCAGACATGATGACAACTCCATACTGATTGCTGAGACAGGTTCTAACATCGACCTAAAGACCAAGCACGACATATTGCTTGAAGAGGCAAATAAAATATTGAATGGGAAGAAGGACATCATACATTTCATAGGGTGATTACTTGTCGGTGTTAAGAAAGAGATTCCTACAGATTCTTGAGATGGAAAGAGAGAGGAATGAGGCTCTAAAGGAAATGAAGGATTCGATTGGCTTTGATATCAGTTTCTCTGATGACATGATTTTTCAAAACGCCTTAGACACCTTCACTAAGGAGTATACTAAGGAACTCAGGGAGAGTGTCTTGTCATGGATGAGGTAACGCTGATAATCAGATTACTATCTGATAATTGGACCTCATCTGCCTCTGCATTGGTATCAGCGGGAACAATAACAGCGAGCCATAACGCAACACCAAAATTCATCGATATACGTTCAATAGAACCACAAGAGGGAAGACGGGTGGACATCGACTCAGAATCCGTTATCATAGTGTATGAGGACAGTTCCAATACCTCGTATCCAACAATAGATTATTCTGTTAGAAACGAGGACTTCACTTTCACGCTACATTTGCGTGTTTTGCATAGACGAGACATGACCAGTAACACGTTTTCTAGGGATAGATTAGAGGCACTATACAAGGTAGTGAGATACATCTTAGAAAATAATGCTTTTAGGCCAACTGTCTATGCAACACCCGCCGATACCAGTTCGGCAGTCGAGGCAGATGCAGATTTAGTAAGGCTAACATCAAGAAACGAAGCAAATGATAGAGGGAAAAGATTATTGGGATACAAGATAGGAGTAGAACTAAAGAGATTCGCTAGGGCGTAGGGTTGGAGAGAAAAAAATGAGTAATGAAGTATTCGTAGGAGCAAATGCACAAGTAGGGCTATGTCCGGAAATGGACATGTATTTTGATAATAAAACAATAAACGGTAGTCAGGTATTCACCGCAACTGCCGGTTCTGATTACAAGTTGGTTTCAGGTTTGTATGTAGGATGCATGGCTAAAGTAGTCAACAGTGGGACAACAACCTATCACGCTGTTCTAGCGAATGATGAAACCACCGTAACACTAGACACAGATGCACCAGCAGCAAGCGGTTGCAATATCACGATACTAGGTTTCGGTGCGCCAGTTGCTGGACCTGTAAAGACAGGTAGTACCGTAGTAGGTGGCATTCTCTCTGACAGTTGGCTAGGACTAGTGAACACATTTACTCCTCCAAACGTAGAGGTTGAGATGAAGCAACTTAATCTCGCTGCTGCCGGTGGTAGGAACTTCGACTACCAGTACAAAGGCTCAGAGACTGTCAGTGGCGGTTCTCTAGACCTATCATTGAACAACGGCTCTTGGTTGTATTACACACTAGGAGAAATGACATTCACCTCTGCACAATCAGATGTCGCAGCAACATCAAGTAACACTCACAATGGAATACTAACTAGAGAGGCATCTGAGGACATTATTCGTGGCATAGAAGGCAACACATATCCAGATGTAGATGATGGAGCGGGTAATGCTAGGACTCTAAACGCATTCAACCTACTAGACACTGCATCTCCGTTTGTATATACGTTCACTGAGGCAGATAGTGACGTACTACCTTCATTCGCTCTTGATGTAGTTTATGGAAAAAGAGGTAGAACAGGAAGCACCCAACTAGATAGCAATAACCCTAATACGAATATGTACTCAAGAATATTTACAGGGTGTCAAGTAAATACAATGACATTGAACTTTGAAGAGGGGCAAGAACTCAAGACAACACTAGACCTAGTAAGTAGGAGAGCGTTTGACACTCCAAACGGATACATACCAATGAGAGGGCAAAGCATCTTGAAGGCCATAACAAACGACTCTAGCGATGTTGGTAATGATGGCAGTGAGTACGCAGACAGTGGTTTCATCAACTACAGCACAAACGCAAAACCATACTCAGGTTCAAGCCTAGCAGACAACTATCCATTCCTATTCTCAGACGGTGCTATCAAACTATTCGGACAAGTAGTTGGCAAGGTCAAGACTGGCTCAGTGACAATCAACAACAACCTCACTCCACAGAGATTCATTGGAAACTATAACAGACAGATTGCTTCTGCTCATCTACCGGGGCAGAGAACCTATGAGATATCGCTAACTATGTTGATTAGCGACACCAAACTTTGGGACCAACTGAGAATAGACAACGAATCAGGAGAAGAGGGAACAAGCGGAGAACTATCACTTACCTTTGAGAAGGATACTGGTGAGAAGATATTCTTGAAGTTTGAGGACTATCTAATCAATTCCGTCACGATTCCTTTCCCTGAAGACAAGGGGCCAATCGATGTAGAGGTACAGGCTAATGCTAGAACCCTATCAAGTGCTACTTACACTGGTAAGTGGGCTATCTATTCCGTAGGCGGTAGGGCAAGTAGTGAGTAGGAGGCGTGACCAAGTAGGGAACGCTATCCGATTTTTATTCCACCAACACGTTTGTTTGTTGGTTTTGTTTGTAGGTGGAAAGAAAAATGACAGAAAGAAAAATTGTAAGTGATAAGAACATGCTGTTCGCTGCAACAGCAACTGAATGCCATCAGATTAGGGTCAACCCTGAATCTGAAGAATACCTGAATGTGTGGATAAAGCAACCCACATGGCTCCAAGTCGAGCAAGCGTTGTCAAGTGTTATGGACATGAACGCAGAGGGTCAGACTATGGGTATCAATCTGAACAAGATGTACAGATACATGGTCGAGAACTTTGTAGAGAAGACTGAGCCACACCTAACGGTGACAGACCTAATTAGACTAAACCCATATGTTGGCGCACAACTGAAAGAAATCCTCCCTAATCCATTCATGGATGTCATGGGGGATGATATGGGAAACGAAAACTAGTCCGAAGAGCGTTGAAAGGAGGAGCAGTAGATAACGAGGTGGGGATGAAGATTATGCTCTACACCTACTGCTCTGCCTTCTCAGTCAATCCGATGGATGCTTATGACACACCAGCCAAACTAATCAAAGAGATGCTAGAAATACACGGAGAAGTAAAGAAACTGGAATCGGAGGCAATGGAAAAGGCAAAGGGATGATAGATGGCAGATGACGAGTTAGAGAAAATCGTTGAGAGTTTCAAAGAGATTGACCGATTCCTCATCAAAGGCGCATCGGATATGCGCACATTGCAAGCATCGATAAGCACAACTAACGCTATTCTAGAATCAAAGGGATGGGAGATATTCTCTCGTTTCATCTCAGGAACTGGTCTTTGGAGAATACAGAACCGAGTGAAGGCTAGTATTCAACTCATCAACTCTGCAATGAGCGCAGAGGATAGGAGAAGGGCGAAAGAGGCAAAGAGACTCAAGGTTCTTGCTGACATAGGCAGGATGGAGTTGAATGCTCAAAAACTCGGAGAGGACACTGCTAAGATTTTAGCAGCATCAGGAGCAGACCAAGATAAGTTGGTTGAAGCACTAAAAGAAAAGTCAGACACCTTCTCTGCCTTAATGGTCGATAATAACGACAATGCGGTAAAGGCAGTTGCGGCATTGAATAAGATGATGAAAGAGCAGTTAATTAGAGTAGATAAACTAAAAAATGCACAAGGCGGTTTGCTCGCTACTCTAATAAAGCAAAGTGCCACATACAAGATAATACAAGGCTTTCAAAATGTAGCAGACGATACAAGAAATTTCAGATTTGGCAAACGAAAGAGTACAAAAGAAATAGAAGCATTGAAAGCCGAAATAGAGCAAATGAAAGATGCCGCAGATTTTAATGTTGAGACTATTGATGACAGAGGCAAAACCAAAATGGGTGCAACTAACATTAGAGCGGAGATGAAAGATACCGGCAAAACCAAGCAGTTAAGCAAAAAACAACTAGACGTATTAGAAGAAATCAATAACAAATTAGCCGAACTGAACGATATAGAAGAAAAACAACCTAGTGTCGTTCGGGGTTTTTTCTCAGTGTTAAAAGCACCTTTCGCTAATATAGTAACGCTTGTAAAAAGAATTTCTAAGGGAATCGCAAAAATAGTGTCATTTTTTCTTAAACTGATGACTACCTTCTTTGTGTTGTTATTGTCGATAATGCTACTAAGAAAGATATTTACTGAATTCAAAGACGATTTCATTACTGCATTTGATGCTATGAAAGAGGTTTTCATGATTGGATTCACTCTCATTCATAGTGGACTAGGAGATGTGTTTACCGGAGTAAAGGGAATGATTACGGCCTTTACTACTATGGATTTCATGGGAATAGCAGAGTCCTTCGGTATCATTCTATTGGGAATAGCGAAGATAGCAGTTGGACTGTTCACAGCAACGCTAGGCGTCATTATCTCTGGTGCGGTTGCATTCATGTCCTCCTTGTTCAGCAAGGGGTTCGCTACAGCAGATACTGCACTAGGAAAGGTAATCGCTGGTATAGCAAATGTTCTCAGTGGCGTCACTAGAATTACTGGAACTATCGTTTTAATTGCTGGATTGATTGGACTTGTAACTGTTGGTCTTACTGCGCTTCCAGTTCTCCTAGCGGGAGTATTCATACTAGGTTTGAGTAAATTGTTTGGGGGGCTTAGAGATAACGCTGATAAAGCAGCAGATTTCCTATTGTCCATATCTCACACACTTAGTACAATCGTCTTCTTTATGACGTTGATAAAGGACAAAATACCGTCCTTATCCGACATAGCAAGTGCAATCAAAGGCGTACTAAAGCCTGAGAAATTCGATAAGGCTGGAAAGGCATTGGGTAAGGCTGCCAAGTCAATCTCAGATATGCTTGGTTTCTCACAAGGAGGCGTGGTTCCGAGAACCGGTGTTCACATGGTAGGTGAACGAGGACCAGAACTAGTTAGATTGCCCCAAGGCTCAAGGGTATTCAAAAATTCAGATACAAGGTCCATGATGGGTGGTGGTGTCACTAATAACATAACAGTGCAAGTTAGTGGAAGGGTCGGTGCTTCTGATGCAGAGATAAGAGACATAGCGAACAAGGTCGCTAGGGAGATAAACACTAGAATCAACCGGACTTCAACATCGGTGGTGAAATTCTAATGGCAGCAACAGCAGACTTCAAGGTATTTCTAGAACTACAGAGGAGAAACGAATTGAATGCAGGAAGAGCAAGAGCAGTCAATAGAATACCACTATTCGTGACTGAGGTGGACATATCAACTGCAAAGACCGTTCCCACTGTTCCAGTGCCATTCATCGCTATGGCTAAGGGATTCTCAGAGACCCTTGCATTTGACATGGGCATTGCTACTAAGACTGTTAGTTTGACAGGTGTGCTTCTCAATCAAACGATATCGAAAGACTCACTAGAGAACGATTCAAGTGCGAAGGAAGTGGTAATGACTCCGTTTGAACTGGCACAGTTGATTCACTCATATGTGGATAGCAGCCAAGCACAGGACGACCAGTTCATCAACAAACTGATTATACTCATACCAAGCAGGGTTGATACTAATCTGAACTATCACACTGCTAGTAGCGAGGACGATGATATGTCAGTCCTACCGCTGATACCCTTTACCTTTCAAAACAGAAGATATGATGAGAGATTCAAGAGAGTCATCAACGATAAGGCAGAGAGTGAGATAGGAGTTGAGAATTTAGTACGGGAGACACCTGTGGAGTTCTTCACTGACGTATCTAATATTGATGAACTACCCGGTATGCTTGGTTTCATTCGTTCTTTCAATACCGGCCTATCAGGAGAGCAACCCAATACGGTCAACTTCACTCTTGAGTTTGAGATAGCAACGGTTCTAGCAGAGAATCCAATAAACAATCTATAGGTGAAGGAATGACTACAGCGCATGTTGGTGAGAAGAGAGCATTGGTCTTTCCTGTCATGTGTGACGCTCATCTAAAGATAGAGTTCGATGACACGAACACATCAACTAAGAAGGGAAACCTATGGAGGCACAGTGGTCCATTTACAGTTGAAGCAGTCATAACTCCCTATGATGTGAATGGCCTTGGACATCGAACGTCCGGTCAAGGAAGACTAGATAGCACCAAGACACCACCTAGTCCTAATCTCTCGTTGGATGACCATGCAGATACCACATCATCCTATCAGAGCGTCAGTTACTTTGGCTCAGGAAGAGACACCCATAAGATGATGCTCTTTCACAATCAATACTTCAAGTTCTTTCTACAGAATACGACATCCTCTAACTTCAACCAACCAGCAGAGTACAAGTTAGTATGCGAGATAACTGATTCAACAGATACCAGCAGCGTAGTTAATCACACTATATCCAGTCAGCCTGTCTTTGTATCAACCAGTAGTCTTGAGGCATACTATGATGCTACTGCCCTCTACAATGGAATAATTAGCAACAAAGCACAAGTATCTACTGGTGCGACTGCTTCTCTACCAACCGCAACAGCGACCATATCAGGTAACTTGGCTAGTTTCACTAATACTGCACAGGTACTAGGCACTGCGACTATCACTGTGAATAATCAACCTACCACTAGCAATGGCTCCCTAGATACATCCGGCAATACTGCTGCACAAGCAACAGGCAGTGTCACTATCGATACCGTATCTAAATCCACACTAGGAACATATGATGCAACAAAGAAACTGACCATTCCATCCACTAGTGGTCTTTCTCTGAACTTCCACTTCTTCGACCATAGCGCAGATGATGGTTCAGGAACCAATACAGATGTTGCTTACAACGGAAGACCCATCAAAGGCTCAAGTAGTCCTTTTGACCCGGATGAAGTGGCTAGTGGCTACACAGCAGATGTAGATATCGCTGTCATAAGTAGTACGAATACATCAGCAGGTTTTACCGCTGCATTGAATGCTGCTATAAATTTCAACAATAACTCAAGTTTGCACTCAGGAAATTTCGATATAGACTCTACTATAGATGGTAGTAATACAAGCAAGGTCAATTTACAGGCTGATACTGCTGGAACTGTGTATAATCAAAGCATAGTAAAGGGAAGCGCACATACAATGACTGTATCAGGATTCTCAGGCGGTCTGAATGCTGCGAATGGTAGTAGTATCAATGAGTTCATCACTATATCTTTGGGTAACTCAGATGGTAGTAGTCTAGTAACCAAGAAGTTCAAGTTCTTTCCCTCCTCACAAATCTTGAGTGGCTCCACTGTTAATCACTCCACAGGGAGTGTCACCACTAGTGCTGCCAATGGACAGACTGCTAACGGAACAGATGTGGTGAAGGTTGTTGTTGGGGGAAATGCCACAGCATCTGCAAACGCACTAGCAACTGCAATCAACCATAACAACGGATTCGGCTCAGGAACAGCATCACACAATGGGAGTGGAGTTGTAACTATTACCTCACCAAACACCCATGCGTCCAACAATCAAACAAACCAAGCATTAGCGATAGAGTCTGAGTACACATCTGATAACATTGTCTCCTTCAGTGCAAACCCCTTTGACAACTTTGTAGCGGGAAGCACCCCTACCGCCTTCATCAGCATCACAGATAGTTCTAACACCACTAAGAGATACAAACCAAGCAAAGGAGATAATGGAGAGAGCAATGGCTCTACTAGCACCGAGAATGGAGGAGTGACGTTCTTCATCAATGATGCTAGTAGCACTAGCAATACCGCTGACAACCTAAGAGCAGTGATTGCCGGTTCTAGTGGACACAACGGAACAATAAGTGTCTCTAGAGATTCAAGCACAGTAACAATGGTGGCCGCTTCAGCAGGTCAACAAAACATCACTTCTACTGGAATAAGTTCGGGTCTTACATTAGGTAGTTTTAGCACCAATGTACGTTCAATAACTGTTGGCTCAGGACAAGCAGATGAGATAAGCACAGGAGCAGAGATTTTTGACAATGCTGGAACTTTGATAGGCACAGTTTCATCTGTGACAGGAGACACTATGACACTAGCAGCAGACCCTGCTACCACTGTTACTTCCACGATATACACCTCTCAGAGTAAAGAGGCATTGTACATCGAGCAGGTGACAAAGGTAAGTTGCTCCTTTGAGAAAAACACTGTAACACTGATGGTCAATAACGTTCCTGTAACAAGAGCGAAGGTAAACATAGGCACGTTTGGATTTCACGCATCTGATTGTCTAATAGGCAAAGACGGGTCAAACACCAATACTCAGTTCATGGGTGAGTTGTATGAGATATCTATGCACAGGGGAGCAACACCATCTGCATCCATAACTACACTCACACCTAATGTGAGTGAGACTTTCTTCCATTACGAGTTTGGTGATTAAAGTGGCAAAGACAAATGGAGTATTCACATATCCTGTATCATCAGGAGTTGACGACTCAGCCGTTGTTTCTGCCTATGGTAGCATTGGAACTGAGTTCAGTAATTCTAGAGCCTTCAAGGATGTCTCCGTCAATCCAATATTGAAGACTACCCATATTACATCCGAGACTGTGACATCAAGTGAAACGACAGTTGCATCTGCTATATTTACTGAAATCAGAAAGGGACCACATGCCACCAGCATTTCTAACGACGCCGCTGATAAGATAGGAAACAGAATACTTCCAACCACAACGTCATTGTCTGACCACGGAACCAATAAGGAAATAACTCCCTCCTTCAAAATCAAAGTATATGATTCAAACACCAGTGCTGGTAACACAAACAGGAAGTTTGTATATTCTACAACTGATGACCCTGCTACGGATACTCTAGGGATAGACATAGAAAATTATGATTACTTCATCCTATTGAATCCTGATATAGTAGATTCATCTACTCAAACCAATACTCAGAGACCTCACTTTGCCAAGATAACTGCAATAACATCATTCGATGAGTTTGGTGATGGGTTGGAGTTCTCTCCGAAGTATACAGGTCCAATACCAAAAGACACTAACTTTGAGGTATTCAAGGGGCCAGCAAAGACAGATACTGATGTGATGGCCGTCAGTTACGGTCTAAGAGGAGATGCTAGTTCCTCCACAGATAACTATGACGTTCTGAATATTGTGGTAACACCCAATTTCTACTTCTACAATGAGAGATTGGAACAGGACGACCAGTTGGATTACATGGAGAAGTATACGCTAACCAGACTTCGATGGTACAATACTCTAACCAATGTTGCAATTACAGAAGTCGATACCCATACTCAGTATCAGGAGGGCAGTAGTTCCGTTCTATTCACCACAACAGGTAGTTCAGAAACTGACAAACTATGTCAGGGTATGTCGATATTCAATAGTAGCAACGTGTATCTAGGTAACATAAAGAGCATTAGTAGCAATGACTTCCAACTGGACTTTGCTCGTATCGCAATCACAGGAACCAGCACTAATTTCAATGTGCAAATAGGAAAGGGAATATCCAATAACGTATTCAGAACAGAGGCAAAGGAAAAGGGATTGATAGAAAACAGAATAGGAAATAGATTGGATGCTGTTCTAATTGACTCATTAAGAGCAACAGACGATGCAGACACATCTAACTTCAATCCCATTTTTTGGCATAAGGCATTCCCAAATGCAAAGAGACATGAGACTGACTCTACAACTGCCACAGCAGGACAGTTTGATGGTAACTTCAATGGCCCATCTAGATACGCATCCAGTGATTCTAGACCATTAAGAAACGATATTGTTCCTATGAGCATGGATATCGTGGTCAATAGTCCTAGAAATAAAATGAGTAAGATATGTAACTTATCCTCCCTAAATAACTCAGGTTCTTTGCCATTGAAGATTCGGGAGGGACAGCGATTGAAGGTAATGAAAACCCTCTTCAATGATAGAAAGACGTTCAAGACTCTCCCATTCAAGGCAACTGGTAGTTCCTCTGCAAGCACAATAACATTCAATGAAATGGACTCAGGACATGACTACAAACTATCAGGAAAGATTTCAACAGATACAATACTCAGAATCGATAAATACTACTATGTTGTTAACACTGTAAACGATAAAAGTGGTAATGCTCAGTCATTCACTGTAAAGGCCCGTAAGACATTAGATGCGACAACTTTCACCGTTGCAACTACTGTTCATGACTTTAGCAATGAAGTGGTAGAGATAGCACCTTGGACAGGGGTTCTGAACACAGAGAGAGTTGGTGTTGACACTCAAGTTCACTACGCTGATGGAAACAGACTATCCATCTCAGGTGCGACAATCAATAAGGAAGATGCTAGATTGTATGGTGCAAAGGTATCTTTTGACTCCGTATCAACTCATCAAAATAACATTGACTACGCTGATAGAACGATGGAGTATCTAGTATTCCAAGACTCAAGCAGAAAATTCTATCAGAACACCAATGCCAAAGACAGATTCTACTATTACACTGGTGGCTATGGAATAGAAGAGGAAGTGTTCAATGGTAATGTAGAGCAGATAGACCTAGTTGCCGGTAATGAGATTCCAAGAATGAGAATAGAGGGAAGAGATGATTCTGCCTCTCTGTTAAATAGAGCAGTCGATAGGAACCTAACCTTCTCTGAAGATATAGTTCATAGCAGTCTGAATCCGGTTCTACCCTTTAGCAATGAAGAGACGTTAACCAGCATTAGTGTTTCTGGAAGAGTCATAACTCATGATGCGAGTGATGGTTATACGCCTACTCAGTATACTCTCCTCTTCACTAGAGACGACAGCACAGAGTCAAACAATATGAAATTCATCGGTGAAGTAGCGTCTGCTATATCCAATCAAATAACGCTATCACACGAACCTTTGATATCGTTATCATCAACACAGAACATACACTACTATGACCCATTTGTAGAGTCAACGTATTTGTCGGGAACCAAGGCAATCGGCAGTAACCCAAGTCTAACTAATACGTCTACTGACTTTTCTGCTGTAAGTGATAAAGGAGTAATATTCCAAGACTCGTTTTCATTTGATAGAAGTCTAACAACTAGTAGATTAGAAGGCACATCAAACTCAGGTTCGTTTTTGAAGAACAGAACACTAGGGTTTGACATTGCTAATCCAATCAGCATTAATGCACTAGACAGCGGTGTAACAACTCAAGACTCTACCTTTGCATTGCAGTTGTCCAATGAAACAGGAGTGTCAACAACTAAAATCAGTAAAATGACATTCTCCTCTGAGTTGTTTGAAGTAGTGGAAACGATTTCTAAGGATGATGGTGGTTTTAGAATATCAATAGCACCAATATGTCCGTTGGTTATGGCTAGACTAGAGAGCAACAGTGTCGATACTAGAAGTGGGTATTCATTCTACATGGTCAATAATAATGTGAATACTGGTGGTTTTCTTCATAGAATAGACTCTCAGATAGGGGAGACTGGAAACTTTACTGGAACATTCTATGCACCTAGAGAGACATACAGGTATTGGGACACACATCGACTGACAGCAGGAACAATAACCAAGTCTGATGCTGGAATATATGAAAATGCAAGTAAGCCACAGGCGATATCAGGATATTCAATAGCCTATCCAATAAAGGCAAATGGCATTGCACCTGCTTCACCCACTTTATCTCCCTCTACTGCTCCTGTTTTGGGAAGCAACATGAATGATTCAAACTACACTCTGAGAAATGCAACTGGTAGTTCATTCGTTGACAATGGTGGTGTGACTAATGTAGTGCCGCCAACGCATACGATAATCTCCACAGGAGTAATCAATACAAGGAAATCAGATATCGATAAAATACTGAATCATGCTCCTAAAGCACAGAACTATGAGATATTCGCAACAGGAGACTTGTTTCCGTATTCAAAACTCAGATACAACAATATTGGTAGTCAGCAGTTGAACTTTAGTGACTTAGCATGTTTACTAGAGGGTGATGGCGTTAATTCAACCACCTCGGTTTCGCACTCCTCTTACAGCGGAAAAAGCAAAATGCTTGAGAAGAGAGATATTGATTATGAAAGGGCATCAATAAAATCTGCAACCAAGTCAACCGATGAAATAAAGAGATTCGGTATTGCTAGATTGGTTGAAGCAACATTTGACTGGCATTTTAATCCCATAGACCCTGACTCTCTACCCTCTCCTGATGACGCACTACTAGATATTGAAAGATATCAAATGTATGCAACTAGAGAGGGTTCACCCTCTACTTTAGCGGCTGTAAAGGATGGCAGTGGAAATAACACATTGACTTTCACAGGTGGCGGTACACTAACACTAGCAGAAGGAGATGCTATCTTCAGAGCGGATACAGGTGAATTAGTCTTCATCGTAGCAAGCGCAATTAGTAGCATGAGCAGTGGTGATAATCAACCTGCTAATAAATTAGCCAATGTTACAGGAGACAATACTGCTCTAAACACTCCTGCATATATAATCAGACAATACTCATTGTTGTCATTTGAGATATTCAAGTTTGAAGATGAAGGATTTCAAAGTCCAATAACCGATGGTGTTCCTGCATCACAAACCGGAGTGGATTTCACAAGTGTCTACTTAGCGAGACCAAACTACCACTCAGAGAGTGGCATATTCAAGTATGCTAAACTTAGCAATGGGGGAGATGCCTTCTTGCCTCCTAGTGTCTTCATACCATTCGTGTTCAAATCATCAACACACAGCACGAATCCCAATGTCTCAGATTTGAGTCCGTACCACCCGGAATACACATGGCATGGTGATACTGCACTAAACTCAGGAAGTGATGTATTTGTGAACAGTTCAAGGGTGATTGCTGGACTAGTTCACGAACTTGGGGTTACAGGAGGCAACTCAATCAACAGAAGCGAATCATATGGATTAGAACCGAATGCTCACCCATATGAAAACTGCATTGCCGTTTTTAGAAACATAAGGAAAATCAGCAAGGATGGACCCTCTGTTCCAACTGATATGTTTCAAACAAGTGCTATACTAGGAAGCAGACAGCAGGTAAGCAGTCACAGTGCTTATGCTACTGCCTTTAATGGAGGTACTAATGACAGTACAACTGACCTTGACCAGCATACTGTGAATACTATGATATTTCAGAATAATCCAAACACATATGCAATAGCAGGAACACACACTAGGTCTGGTCGTGTTGACAACACTCTGAACAGTGGTGAATCAGGATTCACTGATGATGGACCAAAATACTTCTTGGGGTCGAAGGAGGGAGATACATTAACGACTACAACTCATGACTTACATGATGATACTGATTTTACCTCTAGTGATAATGGTGGATTATACAGAGCGCAGATGATGATAAAGCCTGTAATTGACATATCTGATACCAATAACGTAACGCTTAGTCAAACTAACTCTGCAAGAGACACACTAACAATCGATATAAGTAACTCAGACTCACAGCACACTTGGCTCTCTTTCGTTCCTAACTTAACAGGATACTACCTAGTTTCTGAAAAGGGGTTGGAGAGTAACAGCGACTTGAGCCTTGGGGGTTTCAGTGGCTCTAGTTTCTTTGACCAGCAAAAGGGAGAGTTGTTCAAGTCGGGTAGGGGAGGGAACATTGGTTTCATGGCTAAGATTTTGAGTCACACGACAACTCAGACTACGGTAAACAGCACCTCATTCACTCATGTCTTAAAACTAGATAGAGGGATAGAAGCCTCTAACACTGCCTCTTTCCTTTCAAATGACAATCAAAATGCAAGAAGACCAAGATTTAGATTGATGAGGTTGGCAGAGACAACATTTAGGGATACACCGAAGGAGATAATACTGAACAAACTACATGCAACTGGTCTTGACTACAGTGAGACCGCATCTAGATTTGATACTGGAAGTCCTTCAGGAAACTCAAACTCACATCTAGACGAGGGAGTTTTCAGTGCTTACGTTCTAATGAATCTAGATAAAGCACCTGAGTCCACAAGTATTGTATCCATTGTCCCTGAAACACCCTCTAACTCTGCATATAATATCCCATTCACAAGCGGTGATGTATTCGACTGCTTCATCACAGATGGCACAAACAAGCAGAGAAAGCAAGTCACATTTACGGACACCGCCACTTCGCTTACAGATGCTATTAGACAACGAGAGGTAAAACTAACCTTTGATGGCACATTGACAGGGAACGGAGTTGTGTCATTTAGTGAAGTCATAGACTTAGAACTATCGAAGAAGCCAAACCTCGACAACATAACTAGATGTCACATAGGGACTAGCATGACCATAGGAGATGAGGTTGAAGTAGAGATGCAGAGGATAGCAAAAGAGGCTGGACTGACCACTGACATCATACAGACTCAATCGGAGTTCACTGGTAACATAGTCAACTCAGTTGCAGATAACGTGATAACTTGCAAACAGGCAATACAGAACATATCAGTTGGCGACTTCATCTATACCCATGAAGGGTATCCTGTTGGTGTTGTCGGCTCCATATCAGGCTCTACTCTAACAATTACAGATGTACATACAGACGCTGATGTTGACTTATGGTTTGTGCCTTCACAAAATGACGAGTTAATCAAGAGAGATAAGAAGACATTTGTTGCAACAAACAACTTCACACAAACACCAGCATTCAACGCAATGAACCTACTAGCGTCGAAAAAGAATCTCGATTTTAATATCAAGGGTAAAAAAGTGGCATTTCGGAATGTGAATGATACTTCTCTTCTGAGAAAACAGACAATTTCACATAGAACTAATAGAATCATAAAGGTAGAAAGTAATACATCGCTATTTGGTAGAGCAGTAAAAGTGACAGTAATTGGAGATAGAATACGAGCGTCCGTTGCAAAAGACGATAATGGAACTGAGGTTACATTCATTGATGCTACAATCAGAAACATATCTGACGCCAAGATAAAGGCAACAGAGTTGTTGGAGATACATAGTTCTAATGCTCGTAAAATCAAACTCACACTTGAGAAAAGCGGGTTAGAGATGCTTGAAGCAGGAGACATAGTATCGTTAGACTTCCCACAATCAGGAATACCAGCAGACGACTATGTAATATTTGAGATAGAAAACGTATTGACAGGCACTATAACCATGACAGTCAACACGTTTGACAAGACTATAGCAGAGAGACTGTCTGAATTAGACACACAACAATCATCCTCAAGTTCCACTCTTTTCAATAGAAACACGGAAAGAGTAACTAGTGGAAATCTGCTGACAGATGGAATATCTGTAAAAACCGTCTTAGTCGCTTACACTATAACAGGTACAGGGCAGACATCGAACACAGGCTTTGACGACTTAGTAGGATTTACAGAAACAGTAGGGTTTGAAACAGGAACAATAGTATTAGACGAATTTAGTAGTGAGGATTGAAGATGACAGTAGTAAACGTAGGGGCAGCAAATATTGCTAGTTTGATAGCAGCAGAATATAGGGTAGTAGCGATTGGTGATGGTAGGGATACAACTTCTGCCAGTCAAACCACCATGAATCACTTTATCACGAAAAAGATTAGTCAGACTCCGACAATTGTTGGTTCGACTTTGATATACAATGTTGATTTCGCAGGAAGCGATATACCTGCATCCGGTGTTTCGGAAATAGGCATATTCAAAACGGGAACAGGTGAGAGTAACGGAACAACACCACCTAACGGTATTTTATTGAGCCGAGTCACTTTCACAAGCACAGGAACCGTTGCGGCCAGCGACACTGTTTCCTTTACGATTAGAATAGAGGTGGATGGACAATGAGTACAAATCCCGGCTTAATTACAACAATGGCAACAAATCCTTCTACGCTAAGTTCTGACCAATTAAAAGATGGAACGGACAATATACATTCAGGGATAATTAAGGCACTCCAAACTGCAACTGGTGAAAATAGAGCATTGAGTGGTTTTGGTTTAACTCAAGGAACCACTAGTAGCACAACACATTTTCAAGTTGCAAGTGGAACCATACTACGTTCAGGGAAACTCGTTAGTGTATCAGGGGCAACATTGACTACTACTACATCAGGAACAGATACGATAAGTCCTAACTCTGCTGATTGGTATGGCGTTATCGTAGCAAACTCCTCCAATGCCTTAGCATGGAGACACGGTGCTGTCACTGGAAAGACAACTACTAGTGTGGCAACTGTTGCTGAGTTGCAGTCAGGTGACATTCCAATAATAATCGTAAAGATAACAGCAGGTTCTAACAATGATGCAACTGATAGACCACATCAGTATGTGGGATACACTCAGACAAGCAGAGAGTTCTCAGCGATAAACAGCAGTGCAGAGACGCTTAGGATAAACGCCGATGGGACTGTTGTTAAAGCAGGAAACGCTGGTGCAATATCATTTCCTAGTGTTGGTAGCAGTGCTAGGACACTTGCAACCACGAACGATATCACTAGTCTAGATGCTAGTAACTTAGCAGATAATGCAGTAACTGAGGCTAAGATAACCGGCGGAGCAGTAACAGAAACGAAGTTAGGAACTAGTGCTGTTACAACCAATAAGATTGCAGATGATGCTGTCACGTTTGCAAAGATGCAACACACGACAACGAACAACAGACTCTTGGGTGCGGCCACTGCTGGTGCGATTGGAGAGGTGCAGGTCGCTACTGATATGATAGAAGATGACGCAGTGACTTCGGCTAAGATTGATGATGCTACTATAGTCGAGGGAAACGTAGCGAACAATGCTATAACATACGCTAAGATACAAAACGTATCTGCTACAAATAGAATACTCGGAAGAGACTCTTCGGGTGCTGGCAATATAGAGGAAATAACCCCTGCTAATCTACTTACAATGTTAGGGGTAGAAGCAAGTGCAGATGTCACTAACACTGCTAGAGTCAAGACAGCGTTGGATGCAGATATGGGTGGTGATTTCACAATAGGAAACCAATCAGATGACACTGCTACATTCTCCGGAAATCTTACTGTTGGAGGCAATCTAACAGTATCTGGAACAACAACCACAGTCAACTCAAACACCGTGAACATCGGAGATAGCATAATCACTCTAAACTCTGATGCAACAGGTAGCGCAAGTGAAGATGCAGGTATAGAAGTCGAAAGGGGAGATGATGCAAACAAGACACTGATTTGGGATGAAAGTGCAGGAAGGTGGACAGTTGGCTCTGAGACATTCGTTGCAGGAACCTTCATTGGTAACGTGACTGGAACAGTATCATCGGCTAACACATTGACCACTGGTAGAAACTTTGCATTATCAGGTGACGTAACTGCTAGTGCAGTATCCTTTGATGGTTCAGGAAATGTCACATTATCCACAGCATTAGCAGGTAATACTGTAAATACAACTGAACTAGTGGATGATTCAGTTAGCACTGCTAAATTACAAGGCTCCTCTGTCACAAGTGCTAAGTTAGCCACTGATGCTGTAGCCACTATCAAGATAGTAGATGATGCAGTTACCACTGCAAAGATAGCAGACGATGCGATAACAACTGCACTAATAGCAGATGACGCAATTACCTCTGCGTTGATTGCAGATGATGCAATTGTTTCTGCTGCCATTGCAGATGGTGCTGTGACGAATGCACATCTCGCAGGTAGTATCGCACAGGCTAAGGTGACAAACCTAACCTCAGACCTAAGTGGAAAGGAGCCAAGCCTAACAATTAGTGAAGGATTGAATAGAACTGGCTCTACTCTAAAGGTTGACATCGATTCTCTATCAGTTGAGAATGCAATACACCTAACTAATGACTTCATAATGTATGATGATGCCGATGCTGGTTTGAGAAAGATAGCACTTTCAAACATATTTGCTAAGTTACAGGCTTCTGACATACCTAGTCTAGCAGCCAGCGCAATAGGTAGCGGAACGCTTGACACGGCAAGGATACCGAACCTAGCAGCGTCTAAGATAGACAGTGGTACTTTCGCAACAGCGAGGATAGCAGATGACGCCATAACTTTCGCAAAACTACAGAATGTAGGCACTGGTGTCCTATTAGGTAGAACAACATCAGGAAGTGGGGCTGTAGAAACCCTCAGTGCTTCAGCGGCTAGAACCTTCTTGAATGTAGACACGGCAGGTACTGACAACTCCACAGATGTAACTCTAGTGACCTCAAGCCATGACTATCTATCACTAAGCGGTCAGGCCATAACACTAGGACAGATAGATATCAGTGACGATACGAATCTAGTAGCCGGAACGAACATCTCGCTAAGTGGGGATACTCTGAATGTTGATACCGACCTGTCTAACTACAGCAACAGTAACTCTGGTTTCTTAACAGCGCATCCCACTATAAGCAACGCAGCATCTTCAGTAAATAACTCAGGGAGAACCTACATACAGGACATAACTCTAGATTCTAATGGACATATCATAGGAATACAATCTGCCACCGAAACTGTGACTGATACTCAGTACACTGTTGGTGATGGTGGACTAACACAGAACAATTTCACGAATACACTCAAAACTAAGTTAGATGGAATAGAAGCAAACGCTAACTTCTTCTCATTGCCAAAGGCAGAGGCAGATGTTCTTGGTGGTATCAAAGTCGGGACTAATCTAACAATAAACAGCAGCACAGGAGTCCTATCTGCTGATACACAATCCGATGTCAATTTCACTTCTTCGTTGAACACCAAGTTAGCGGGTATTGATACCGGAGCAACAGCAGGTGCAGATTTCTCAAGTAACGTGACAAACATCTCAGTGACTAATGCACAACTTGCTGGAAGCATAGCAAACGACAAACTTGCTAACTCATCAGTAACGCTCAATGGTAGTAATCTAGCATTAGGAGGCACTCTAACTCTCACAACTGCAAACATAGCAGAGGGGTCAAATCTCTACTACACTAATGAAAGAGTGGATGATAGAGTCAACGCTCTCATAATCGATGGTGAGGGAATCACCACAACCTACGATGACACTGGTGGAACACTCACAATAGATGCAGAGGATGCCACCACATCAAACAAAGGAGTTGCTTCCTTTGCCAGTGCTGATTTTGATGTGTCTAGTGGAGCAGTGACAGTAAAGAGTGGAGGTATATCAAACACTCAATTGGCTGGTTCAATAGCAAATGACAAACTTCTTGATATTGCACAGAGCAAGGTGACTGGCTTAGTATCTGCTCTTGCTGGAAAGGCTGGTAGTCTGAGTGACTTGAGCATAACAGCAACTGCCACTGAGATTAATGCGTTAGATGGTATACCCTCTACTCTCACTGCTACTGAGATTGGATTCTTGGATGGAGTGACCTCCGCTATACAAACGCAGTTGGACGCTAAACAAGCATCAGGTAATTACCTAACAACTTCATCACCAATAACATCACTGTCAGGAATAACAGCGTTCGATACAGATTTGACTGCTGTTAGTGGTTCTCATGATTCTGTTCCATCTGCAAAGGCTGTAAAGGCATATGTTGACCTAACCTCTTTCGATGCAAATGACACACAATATGTTTTCACCGTTGAAGATACTGCTGTTTCAAACACGAAGAAGTTGAAACTAACAGGAACGGATGGTAGTGCTACTTCAGTAAACTTTGAGGGAACTGGAAGCGTGACTGTTAGTAGAATCAATGAGAGAATAATCATTGATAGTTCTACACAACCAGTCAATGCGGTATCATATAGTGGTAATACTCTAACCTTGACAAAAACAGATGCCTCTACGATAACGGCAACGATACCCGATGCAACAACATCTGCTCACGGTTTGATGACTGATGACCAGTTTGACAAACTAGCAGGAATTGAAACTGCTGCTACTGCTGACCAAACAGCAGCAGAAATCAGAACACTAGTCGAGTCTGCCTCTGACTCAAACGTATTCACAGACGCAGACCACACTAAACTAGATGGTATCGCTGCTAGTGCTAACAACTACTCAATCTCCTCTGACTTGTTGGATGAGGATGACATGGCATCTAACTCAGCAACAAAGGTAGCCAGTCAGCAGTCAATAAAGGCATATGTAGATGCAGAGGTAGCAGGAGTAATTTCCTCTGCTCCGGCTGCTCTAGACACATTGAATGAGTTGGCTGCTGCTTTAGGAGATGACGCTAACTTTGCTACCACTACTTCAACAGCACTAGGTAACAGACTAAGAGTAGACACTAACAGTCAGGGACTAACTGCTACACAACAAGGCAACGCAATAACAAACTTGGGAATAACAGCAAGCCTAGCAGAGATAAACATACTAGCCAGTGGTCTATCTGCTTCTGATATACCAAACCTCAATGCTAGTAAAATAAACGATGGAGTATTCGATGCTGCTAGAATACCAACACTAAACCAAAATACAACAGGAAGTGCAGGTAGTCTGTCTGCAACACTAGCAATAGCAAGTGGAGGAACAGGAGCAACTAGTGCATCCGGTGCGAGAACTGCTTTAGGATTAGGGGCGGCGGCAGTAAAGGCAGTTGCAACTGATGGTTCAAGTGGAGTTGCTGATGGAGAAGCGGGTCTAGTTACTGGTAATGCAGTTTATGATTACATTGCCGCACAAGGATTTGGTACATCATCAGGAGACATTACTGGTGTAGACATAACAGGTGGAACAGGAATATCGGTATCTCAAAATAACACAGAATCAGGTGATTATACGGCAACTGTTAGTTCGGCAACCGGAGTAAATACTGGAAAATATGGTAGTTCTTCTAACCCGATAACATTTGCAGTAACAGTTTCAAGTAAAAGTACCTCTCACCCTTACTATGGTGATGGTAGTAGTTTAGGTTATTACTTGGATGGTGTAGAAGCCCCTGCTCTATCTCTTAACGGAGTAGATGCTGTAACTTCTTCATCAGGATATTATTATAGATTTGACCAATCAGATAGTTCAAACTCAGGACACCCATTGAGATTTTACTTAGATGCTAATAAAACCACTGCATATACCACAAATGTAACAACTAACGGTTCTGCGGGAAGTTCAGGAGCATATACTCAAATCGCCGTAACAGAAGATACGCCAAGTATATTGTATTACCAATGTACTGCACATGGGTACATGGGTGGTCATGTAGTAATACTAGGCTCAAACAACGTCAATCATAACAAAGCCCTAATCTCTTTCCCTACAAGCACTGGAACATTGGCTCTATCAGGAGCAAGCGTGAATTACTCACAACTCACCGGAACAGTACCTACATGGAATCAGAATACAAGTGGAAGTGCGGGAAGCCTATCTTCTACTTTAGCAGTATCAAGTGGTGGTACTGGACAAACAAGTTACACCAATGGACAACTGCTCATAGGAAACACAACTGGTAATACATTATCAAAAGCAACATTGACTGCCGGAAACAACATAACAATCACTAATGGTGCGGGTTCAATATCTATTGCGGGAACGGCTAATGACGATGTTTCTGTTGCTAATCTAAAATCTGCACTCAACAGTGATTTTGGCGGAGATATAGTATTTGGAACACAAACAGATGATTTAGTTACTATTGGTGGGGGTCTAACTGTAACAGGAGATTTAATTGTTAGTGGAACTACAACTACAATTAACACTGCTACTGTTGAAGTCGAAGATAACATTCTACAATTGAATACTACTCAAGGTTCTCCTGACACTGCTACTGCTGCTACAAGTGGCATAAGCGTTTATCGTGGTAATGGTGTAACTCAGGCATCTTTCATCTTTGATGATGCTGATGATACTTGGGATTTGACAAATGCTCTTACTGTTGCAGGTTCAAATGGAATAACCCTTGATTCAGGCTCTATCAAAATTAAAAACAGTGGAACACAATCTTACATTGATTTCTATTGTGAAGTATCAAACGCACATTATTTGAGATTACAAGCACCTGCTCATTCGTCATTTAGCGGCAATCCTACTGTTACTTTACCCGCTACGGCAGGGACATTAGCACTAACAAGTAGCAATATCACAGGTAATGCTGACACTGCTACTAACCTTGCCGGAACTGCAAATGCTAATGTTGTGTATGCAGGGCCAACAACAGGTAGTGCCTCCGCACCTGCATTTAGAGCATTAGTAGCGGCAGATATTCCTGACTTATCAGGAACATACTCTACTACTGATACAGTAGATATGGGTGATGGTTTTACTGTTACTGCTACAACTGCGGGAACTAACTCAACAATAACAGAAGGAGATACACTAACAATAGCGGCGGGAACAGGAATATCTACAACTGCTACATCTGATGGAACAATAACCATAGCAAACACATTAACATCTAATGCTACACATACAGGAGATGTAACAGGTGCAACAGCATTAACAATTGCTAACGATGCAGTAACTTATGCAAAGATGCAAAATGTTTCTGCTACAAATAGAGTATTAGGTAGGATAACTAGTGGTGCAGGTAATGTTGAAGAATTAACAGGAGCAAATATTAGAACAATAATAAATGTTGAAGACGGTGCTGATGTTACTGACACTGCAAATGTAAAGACTGCTCTTGGTGCAGCCATGCCGGATAATGCTCTGACTATTGGAGATGGAAGTACCGCAGTTTCAATTCCGGGTAATTTAACTGTAACTGGTACTGTTACTACTAACAATGTAGAAACTGTAAGTACAAGTAATGGTATTGTCTTTGAAGGTTCTACTGCTGATGATAGTGAGACAACATTAGTAGGTGGTAATCCGAGTGGGTCTAGTAATGATATTACAATTACATTACCTAATACAGCAGGTACTTTAGCATTATCAGGAGCATCAGTAAACTACAATCAATTAACAGGAACAGTTCCTACATGGAATCAAAACACTACTGGAACGGCGGCAGGTCTTTCCTCGACATTAGCAATTAGTAGTGGTGGAACTGGTGCTACTTCTGCTCCTATGATTGGTGTAATTACTGCCGCAAATGCAGGTGCGGCAAGAAGTGAATTAGGATTAGGAACACTGGCTACTCTTAGTTCAGTTGCCGCAGGGCAGATTGACGCAAATTCAGTTGATAGTTCAGAATTGAAGAATGGTGCAGTTCAAGAATCACATCTTGATGTTACTAACGCCGCAGGTAGTGGAACTGATAATTACTTATTATCATATAATCATGCAGGTGGAAATTTCACTTGGGTTGCTCCGG